AGAGAGTTCGTAAAGACAAGAACACGCAACGAAGCGTTAGACTGTCGGGTGTATGCGATAGGGGCATTGGCGATTTTGAACACAAACCTAAATACACTGGCAGACCGACAGGCGCATAGGGCTGACAAGCCTCAACAGGATGCGCCAGTTAACCATCAGCCGCGCCGCGCTTTTAACAGGCCGGGCGGTTTTGTTAATGGGTGGCGTTGATGGCGAATTTATTCAATACAGATAATGCACCAACACTTGAGCCGCATAATATTGTTGTTGGTGATCGCGTCACTTGGCGCAAAAAAAACTTAGGTCAGGATTATCCATCTTCAACTTACACTGTTGCTTATGTTTCTAGGATTTCAGCCGGCGGCGGCACTCACGAATTTACGGTTACAGGTTCAGCGGATAGCAATGATTATCTATTTACGATAACATCAGTTCAAAGCTCAACTTTTGACGTTGGGCATCATCACTGGCAGTTAGAGATCACACGCACCAGCGATAGTGAACGGATTGTTATTCAGACCGGATCGTGGGATATTATTACTGATCTTGACAATAACGTTGATCCGCGTTCGCACGCGGAGATAATGTTAGATAAGATCGAAACCGTTCTGCAAGGTCGTGCTGATGCGGATGTTCTTAGTTATTCTATCAATGGTCGTTCGCTTTCTAAGATACCGGTCACAGAACTGGTTGAATGGCGCGATCACTATCGCCGCGAAGTTGTTTGCCAGCATCGCGCGGATCACGTTCGCAACGGTCGAGCGCATAGCGGCACGATCAAGGTGAGGTTTTAAGCTATGGGATTATTTGATTTTCTGAAACGTGAAGAAAAACCAACAACCAAATTTAAGAAAAGAAGTTATGCGGCGGCGCGTGCCGGTCGTCTTTTCGGCGACTTTCTGGATACTGGCAATTCTGCCGATGGCGAGTTGCGATTTACACTTGAAACAATGCGAAATAGATCGCGCGAATTGGTGCGTGATAATGAGTTTGCGCGTAGATATGTGAACCTAATGAAGACCAATATCGTTGGCGATAAGGGTTTTCATCTGCAAGTTAAAGCGCGAAATGACGATGGTCGGCTTGATGCGGCTGGTAATACTATCATTGAAAACGCGTGGAAGCGGTGGGGGCGTTTAGGTGCGCCAACAGCCGATGGTCGGATGTCTTGGTATGACTGCCAAAGACTAGCGATTGAAACGCTTGTTCGTGATGGTGAAGTATTCATCAAGAAACTTAGCGGAAGCAAATATCGTGATGGTTTTGCTATCCAATTCATTGAGTCTGATCTTGTCGATGAAAAGAAAAACGAAACGCTTCAGAATGGCAATCAGATCAGAATGGGGATCGAATTAGATAAAGCGCATCGGCCTATCGCCTATTGGGTTTTGACATCACACCCCGGCGACCGCATTTATAATCGAGCGCAAGAGCGTAAGCATACGCGCGTGCCAGCCGATGAAATGATCCACCTGTTTATGCCTAATCGCACGCATCAAACACGCGGCGAACCGTTTATGGTTTCTGCTATGTCTGCGTTGAAGATGTTGCACGCCTACCGCGAAGCCGAAGTTATTGCGGCACGCCTTGGAGCGTCACAGATGGGGATTATCACAACGCCATCGGGTGATGACTTTGTTGGCGATGACTATGAAAACGAATTTAGACCGATTATTGATGTTGAACCGGGTTCATTTCACCAGTTAAACGCCGGTCAAGATATGAAGATGTTCAGCCCAGAGCATCCGAACACCGGCTATGCGGAGTTTGAAAGCGCAATGTTGCGCGGCATATCTTCTGGCCTGAATGTTTCTTATGCGTCACTTTCTAACGATTTATCGTCTGTTAACTATTCATCAATTCGGCAAGGTGCGCTTGATGAGCGTGATGGCTATCGCGCAATGCAGATGTTTATGATTGAACACTTTATCGAGCCGGTGTTCCGCGCTTGGTTATCTAGCGCAATGGATTTTGGCGGTGTTCCCTTGCCAGCAAACAAATATGACAAGTTCAGCGACAACGCTATGTTCCGTGGGCGTGGCTGGAATTGGGTTGATCCGCTTAAAGAAATAAATGCGGCGGTTGTTGGGCTAAATAATGGCATCCTATCGATGCAAGACGTTGCGGCGAACTATGGGCGCGATGTTGAAGAAACATTTAGCCAAATAGCGCGTGATAAAGAACTAGCGCAACAATTAGGGCTATCAATGGCGTTTGAACCGTTTGGGACGAAGATGCCAGCCGCGCCAGATATTCAAGGTGGTGATGATGGCGACCTATAAAGGCGAAGAAATAAATCTAAAGCCGACCGCAACAATGGCAGAAGAGGCACAGCGCGGTCTGGATTGGCGTAAAGAACACGGTCGCGGCGGCACTGAAGTAGGTGTTGCGCGTGCGCGTCAGTTAGTTAACCGTCAGGAGTTATCGCCAGAAACTGTGCGCCGGATGGTTAGTTATTTTGCGCGACACGAAGTTGATAAGCAAGGCGAAGGGTTTTCGCCGGGTGAAGACGGTTATCCGTCAGCCGGTCGCATCGCTTGGGCGTTGTGGGGCGGTGATGCTGGTAAGTCTTGGGCTAATGAGAAGGATCGGATTATGGACAGGCTTGATGATGAGCGCGGTTGGCACGAAGAAAGGCCATATCCGAACGAACACGCGGCACGCATAAACGAACCAGATCAATATGATCGTTTCCGCCGCGAAGCAGATGCCGGTGGCTCTGGCATTGATTTTATCTATGGAATTGTGGATAATACGTCTGAAATACAATCTATTCGCTTCGATGCAGATCGGTACAACGAAGCGGAAGCGCGTGAGTGGCTGGATGACCACGACTTTGAACCGATCAAATTTGAACCAGCCATAGGCGAAAGAGGTGATGATATGGAAAACATCCAAGAAAATGTTGTTGAAGACAACATTGACGAAGTCGCAGAAGATGTGGCTCGTTTTGATCGTTCTGAAATGGTGCAACGCGCCATCGGAATGCAAGATACTGCGATTGATACAGAAAGCCGGACTGTTCGCGTTGGCGTATCGTCCGAAGAGCCTGTTAAGCGTAGTTTTGGATTAGAAGTTATTGACCATCGCACGGAAAGTATGAACCTTGAGTTTCTTAACTCTGGTCGTGCACCGTTGCTGATGGATCACGATATGGAACGTCAAATTGGCGTTGTCGAATCTGTTGAACTAGACGAAGGCGCACGCCGTCTGCGTGCGATTGTTCGCTTCGGAAGAGGTGAACTAGCTTCAGAAGTGTTCAACGATGTGGTGGATGGTATCCGCCAAAATATCAGCGTTGGCTATCGTTTAGATGGTCGCGTTGAGCGTGAAGACGATCCCGATGAATATTATCGGGTGGCAACTACCCCTATGGAAATTTCAATCGTTTCAATTCCAGCAGATCAGTCAAATCTTGTCGGTGTTGGTCGGTCGAGTTCCGAACCCTTAAAATCAACCCTAGAGATCAAAGGAGATGACAATATGTCAGATATCGATCTTGATGCGGTACGGTCGGAAGCCGCCAAAGCCGCACAAAAAAATGCCAAAGAAATTATGACTTTGGCAAGGAAGCACAACAAAGCATCAATGGGTGAAGAAGCCCTTGGTCGTGGTGTTTCCATTGACGAGTTCCGTGGCGAACTGTTGGAAGCTATCGGAAACGAACCGCTGGACACCCCAGCACACGTTGTTGATGCGCCTGTTAAAGAACAGCGTGCATATTCGCTTGGCAAAATGCTTCGCGCACAGGTCACTAACGATTGGCGCGATGCCGGTCTTGAGCGTGAAATGCACGAAGAAATCGTTAAGCGCACCGGCAAAGAAGCACGCGGAATTTACATTCCAGATTTTGCTTTCCGCGCTGGCGTGATGACAACTGCCGCAACTGGCGCAATCGCTGGCGAAAATGTCACTGACAATTTTGTTCCAACGATCCAGCGTGGCGATATGTTCATTGAAGCACTTCGCGCAAAGCAAGTAATGGCTAACTTGGGTGTTACTTACATCGGTGGTTTAACCAACCGTGTTCGGATGCCAAAGTTTTCGGCTGGCGCATCTGCCGGTTTTGTTGAAGAAGCTGGTGCAGTATCAGATCAGTCACCGACTGATGCCGGTGTAACTCTTCAGCCTCGCACGCTTGGCGCACACGCGCAAATCAGCCGCTTGTTGATGTTGGAAAGCATTCCAGCAATCGAACAAGTTGTTCAAGACGATCTTCTGCGTTCAATCGCTGACAAGATCGAATATTATGCGATCCAAGGTTCAGGCGCATCAGGTCAGCCAACAGGCATCCTGAATGACGGCAATGTTGGCAATGTTGACATTTCCGCCGGCACTGACGTTGCGGCATTGACTTGGGCTGACATCACCGATCTGGTTAAGACTGTTGAAGATGCAAACGGCATCGTCAATCAGGCAACACTAGGCTGGTTGTCAAATCCAAAGGTCAAGGCGAAGATGGCAAACACTGTTAAGGTTTCTTCAACCGACAGCGTTATGCTTCTCAACGATCCTTGGAACAGCATCTATGGCTATCGTGCTGAATTTACCAGCAACGTGCCATCCGATCTTGATCCGGGCGATGGTGGTACAGACGCTTCAGCACTGATCTTCGGTGACTTCTCACAGTTAATGGTCGGTCTGTTCGGCGCACCTTCAATTCTGGTTGATCCGTACACAAACAGCACTTCCGGTGATGTTGTGATTTCTGTGATGCAGGAAGTTGACGTTGCTCTTCGTAACGGTGCTTCATTCGCTATCACTGATGAGGTATCAACTGCCTAATTTAACTGGTGGGCGGCTTCGGTCGCCCACCATTCCCACAGGGGGTTATGATGAAAATTAAGATTTTGGAAAAATGTTATACTGGGGATCGCGGCAATATGTTTGCTGGCGAAGAACACGAAGTTCACGAAAACATCGCAGGGAAGTTAATTGCGCGTGGATTGGCTGAAGAAGTAACAGAAAAGAAGTCTGGTCGCTCTAAGAAAAAATTAGAAGATCGTTCATTTGATGTTGCTGAAATTGAAACGCCAGAGGATGAATAATGGCTGTTGAAAGCGCAACAGATCGAGCGATATTTGTTGGGGTTGATGACTTCGGTACAGCCGCAACTTATACGCCATCTGGCGGTGCTTCTAGCACAGTCAACGGCATTTTCGATAATGATTTTATCGAGGTTGATGCCGGTGGCGGTGTTGGCGTTGCGCTTCAACAACCGCGCTTTCATTGCCGCACTGCTGACGTTTCAAGCGCGTCTGAAGGCGATGCGTTAGTGGTTAGTGGGGTTAACTACACCATTCGCATCGTTCAGGATGATGGCACTGGTATGACGATGATGATATTGGAAAAAGACTAAATGGCGCACGTTCGCAAACAAATAAGGGATGCGGTTGTTACGGCGGTCACTGGTTTAGCGACCACCGGCACGAATGTTTTTCGCAATCGCGTGTATCCTATTGAGCAATCGAACTTGCCCGGCTTATGCGTTTTTACTAGATCAGAAGCTGTTGTTTTTGATACAATGACACTGGCGAGATCAATCGCTAGGAATTTGGAAATTATGATTGAAGCGTATGTTGTTGGAACTGCAAACTATGACAACACGCTTGACCAGATTGCTGTTGAAGTTGAAGAGGCTTTGGCGGCAAACGTAACTCTAAGCGGTCTTGCGAAGGACGTTATGGTTACGGCTTTTGAAGCGGATTTTAGTGGCGATGGTGAACAACCGGTTGCCATTGGTCGCTTCACGGTGATGGTTGAATACCGCACCAAAGAAAATGATGTGGAAACTGCCAGCTAACAGGAGTTGAAAATGGCAACATTCAAAGGAAACGATGGAGTCGTTAAGATCGGCTCT